TTGTCGCGGATGCAGACGTGTAGTTGCATCTCGTCGAGGTCGGACCTTAGGTCCATGGCGTTGGTGCACTTCGGGCAGCGCAGTTTGGCCCCCCCGGTCGATAGGGTGCGCATGTTGTTTACTTGAACCATTTGAGTACGACCTTCTGTTTGGTGAATTGGACCCAGCGCCAAGCGCCGATGATGATGACGACGACGGCGAAGGCTGAGGCGAGGGCAGAGAACCCGCGCGTGAAGCTGCCGGTCTTGAGGATGGTGTGCACGGCGTCGCCAGGTCCGCCGCTGAGGACCACGAACTTGAAGCCGACGAGGGCCAGGAGGACGATGCCGAGTTGCATGTAGAGGAACTTGGTCATTTCGCGCGGGGTGATGTTGATGCAGAGTTGGGCGAGGTTTCGGGTGGCGATCTTTTCGAGGATCCACGCGGAACCGGCGAGGAACATCACGAGCGTGACGGCGTCGCTGAAATAGAGCATTGCTGCTTGTTCGACGGAGCGGCTTAGAGGCATATGAAGATTCCGCCGATGAGGAAGAGGGCGGTGGTGAGGGCTAGGAAGTCGGCCATGAATCGGAAGAGCACGACGGGCCTTTCGGTAGGAGGCTGGGGAAGCTGTGCGGCACTCCCCCAGCCCGGTTCAAGTACTACGTGCGGGTGCTAGGACTTCGAGACGCCGAGCTTGCTCCACTTGACGAGCATGCGCACGCCCAAGCCGATGACAAGCAGTGCGACGACCAGCGCCACGCCGTACCCGATCTCCGTAACTAGCGAGGCCTGAGTGGTCGTGAACACTGTCTCGATTCCGGTGGCGCCTGAGACGCCACCCGTAACCGCGACGGCCACTGCCGTGATGCCAGTTGCGGCACCAAGCTTGGTCGCGTTGCGCTTACAGAATGAGATGAACTTATTCATGTTGGTTTCCTCCTTTCTATTTATCCGTTGTTGCACGAAACATGGCGCGAGTGACTGCAACACCCGCGCCACGATTAGTCGCCTCCAAAGAAGATCGTGTGGACTTTGGCGAAGATGAAGCCGAGGATGACGCCGGCGCCGATGATGGACAGGCAGAGGCTGAGTAGGTGCGTTGGGAACCATGGCTCGCTCATGTTCCGGCCGCGCCCTTCTTGGCGTATTTGAAGAGCATGCGGGTCGCGAGTGCGATGAGTAATAGCGCGGCGATGAGTGCGACGGCGTATCCGAAGTATTCGAGGAGGGTTGTCGTTGTCCCGGTGAAGGTTGTTTCGAGGGCTGCGCCGCTGCTGGTGAAGCCGGTCAGTGTTGAAGTGGGCGTGCCGCATCCGGTGCCCGCTGTGAAACAGGTGTCCGGGTTGTCGTTGGTGTCGTTCTGTGCGGTTGAAGTGTCGGGTGCGGGTGCCAGTGTCCCGCTTGGTAGGTAGAGCGCTGGAATTGGGCAGAGTGCGGTTGGCGTTGCGTCTGTTGAGCACGGTGCGGTGCTTGTTGATTCGGTGGCGGTGAAGCTGGTTGGTAGTGCTGCGAAGGTTGGTCCCGGTCCCGTTGATCTGTCAGCGGACTGGAAGGAGAAGTTGGCTGTGCCGCCGGGTACTGCTACGTTGACGCTGACGAGGTCGCCGGTGACGCCGGTGCACGTGACGCTGTAGGTTGTTGGCGTGCCGTACTGGACGTAGGGCCCGGTGACCGAGGCGCTGCATGTTGGTTCGCTGCCGCTCGCGCCCGCTTCGGCTGGCATCATCGCGGCTGCGCAGACGAAGAGGGCGAGACAGGGAAGGAAGAGGATCAGTGCTCCGAGGTAGCGAAGTGCGCGTGTCATAGCTCCGGGTCGTCCTCGATCAGTTCTTCTTGTTGATCCACAGCGAACCGCTCACCAGTAGCGCGAGCCCAAGGAGCGGGACCGAAAGGACTAGCCACAGGTGTTGCAGGTGCGGCAGTACTTGGTTCGTCCAGGTGCTGAGGTATGAACTGGTGAGCTCGTCCATCTACTGCCTGCCCGCAATCAAGCCAGCAATCACTGCGACCACAAAGAGGGCACAGAGTGCCACTGTTAGGTTCTGCAAGTGATTCTCGTCGGGCGTAATGCAGCTGGGACTGCAAGCCAGAGCCAATTTGTATGTTAGGAGATGCATTGACCTGCACCGACTGACGTGATTGGAGAGCCGCTTGTGACTTCAACGCGTGGTACTCGTTGCGGTTCTGGATGGCCTGCTTGTAGCCGTCGCGCCATTTGCGTCCCGCGTTGAACGCGAACCATCCGATGCTCGCGAGCACGATGGCGAGCACGACCCAGGGGATGACTTCTTTGAAGGTCGCGAGAAAGTGGCTCATGCGTGGTGTGCATCATGTGGCCTGGGCCGCGGCGTTGCGGAGGCGCTCGTCGCGGTCGGCGATGAAAAGGGGTTCCTTGGCCTTTGTGTGCCGGATGGGAACCGGGCCCTTGCGTCGGCGTCGTGGAATTGCTGCGCGGCGGTATTTGCGTTTGTGCGCGGCGTGGGCGTCTTTGCATCGTGCGCATTTGCAGCCGTGGTTGTAGCGGGCGTTCGTTCCGTGGTTGGACGACACACTTAAAACTCTTTGACGAAGAGTGCGACCCAGTTGGTGAACGCACCGGCGACGACTTTGCCGAGCGCGACGCTGTAGTGCTTGCCCACGTTCTGCGGAGCGGTGAGCGTGTTGAACTCTTCGGTCTTGTCGAAGGTGCCCATCATCGTTTTGATGATTTTTTGCGCTTGGATCGTTTCGATTCCCCGCGAGGTTTCAAAGTCGATGTTGGCGATGCCCTCAATGACGGAGTTGTCGCCCTTGGTGCGGCGAATCTCTCGTACTGCTTGGAGCTTTCCGATGACGCACATTCCGTCGATCAGTTGTTCGTGTTGCGATTGGGTGTCAATCTGTGACATGGCTTCTCCTTTGCCAGCCGTTTTGGCTGGTCAAAGGTAGAAGGTACGAACATTATCGGCGGTTGTCAAGTACCCCCGGTTCAGATCACTGTAAACCCTGGTCAGAGGGGGTGTGGCTCATCAGGGAAAACGTGGCTCGGTGGCCGTCTGCTTTTGTGCTAGGTGCTCAGGTTGGGCGTCACTCTACACGCTGGCTGAGTGGTGCTGGATCCCGCTCGTGTGACTGAGCAGAGCGAAGGGCACACGCGCGGGTTCGGCAAGCCCGAAGGGCGCGGCAGCTTGGGAAGTAACGAATATCGCTCGGACGATACTCCCCTTTGGTCGCTAGGTGGTGTTGTAAATGCGGTGTTGTTCGTAAAATTCGATCCAACCGACTTGTTCGCGCCACGTCAGCGTGCGCCAGTGCGCGGCGCTTATGACGCCTACGCACTCGCCTATTTGGTCGTTGTCGTCTGCGAGTTCTTCGTCGGTTTGTTCGAGGTTCAGCAGTAGCCATTGGCGTAGGCCTTGGGACCACGACATAGCTTTTTTCCGGTACATCGCGTTAGCGAACTCGATGAACATGGCGGTCGATTTTGGTGAGGTGTCGTCCAGGAGTGACATTGGGTCTAGGCCGCTCTTGGAGTCTGCGAAGGTGATTTCTTTGGCGATCTTCGTCACGTAGGTTGCGGCGGTTTTGGAGTCGTCACCGAACCACATGAAGTTTATGCCGCGTTCGATGGATGGTGAGAGGCCGAGTTCTTTGGTGACGAGTTCTTGCCATGCTTCGTGCAGGGCGAGCGTCGATGCTTGGGCTTGGCTTGGTGTGACTCCGGGTCGGATGAACATCAGGACGTGTAGGTGTGGGTGCCAGCCGTTGGGTCCGTAGGTGACTTCGAGGGCTCGCACGAAGCCGTCTGCGTGGGTCATGAGGCCGGGTGTTGTTTCGGACCCTGCGAACGCGGTGCGGCGTTGTAGTAGGTCCCAGCTTCGCAGGATGGCTTCGAGGCTGAGGGTGAGTGGCATGTCGCGTTTGTGTCGGACGGTGAGTGTCATCATTGCGAGTCGTCCACCCCATTCGCAGTGGCGCTGCGCCGCGAGCTCGAGGTCGGCTTCGCGTCGTACTCTGATCCGGGCGGAGCAGGTTGCGCAGGTCCATATGGAGCCGCACGAGAGAAGGCCCGACGCGAAGCATTTCTTTCCGTCCCAGCGGATTTCCACGTCGGCGTTCTTTGGCACGCCGCAGTAGCGCAGTCGCGAGAGCACGCTCTTGTTGTTGGGTTGGCTTAGTTCGTCTGTTTTGGCGACGATCTTTGCTCGTGCTCGTCGTGCCCAGCGTGAGGAGCGGCGCAGGGCGTCGGCGTCGGGGACGATGAAGATTTCGCCGGTGTCGTCGGTGACGAACGCCACTAGAAGGGCGATCGGTGGACGGTGTCGGGTGAGTAAGCCGCAGTTGGTGCGGTCGCCTTGTGTTGTGGTGCGGTGGTGCGGGTGTTGCTGGGTGCGTCATCGAGTCCGCCCCATTGGGTGGAGTGCGCGGCGGTGTTCAGCGTGTCGTACATCGCCATGACGTCGGTTTTGCGTTTGGTGAAAATGCGGGCGTCGTAGGTGCGGGTGCCGATCTTGCCATTGATCTTTCTCGGGTGGTAGAGCGTGTAGCGGTGCCCAGCTTTGAAGTTCTCGCACTCCCAAATTCCGAAGGAGAGCGCGCGTAGCCATTTCGCGACGGCGTCAGTCCACTGGGTGCCCCAAAAGAAGGTTTGCTTGCGGTGGCGTAGCGTCGTGATCCACATTTTCTTCTCGATAGGGACGTTCCACGCTTGCGCGGGCCACCAGCCGTGCGCTTCGTCCACGATGATCGTGGCGTGCGGTGGTGCTTGGATGATCTGGTCCCAGCCCTTGCCGTCGCCGCTGTACTCGGACGGTTCGATGAGGACGGCACCTTGCCAGTCGTCGCCGTGGGCCATTTTGTCTTGCCACTCGGCGAAGGTGATGAAGCCCTTGAGTTCGTAGGTGCAGAATACCGTCAGGCCGCGTTCGAGGGCTATTGACGCCATCCAGGTGAGGAAGTAGGACTTCCCCCCGCCCATTCGTCCGGTGACGCCGTAGAGGCCCGGAGCGGTGGCGTCGTGGGCGATGCGTCGGCGGCGCAGTACTGCCGTGAGTGCGATCATGAGCACGCCCACGCTGAGGAGGACGACGACGGGGATCAGGAGCACCTTTCCGCCCATGAGGTTGACGGCGTGGAGTGACGCGATCACGAGGTTCGGCTCAGTATTTTGCGGAACAGCCAGATGATGAGGATGCAGAACATGACGAGTAGGAACACCGAGCCGAGCGCGTTGACGACGGTGATGGCGCTGGTGACTGGTGGGCTTGCGGCGAGTCCCGCGATGATTGTTGGAATGTTTGCGGTGAAGGACCTGGCGGTGCCGTGAGAGCCGCCGTAGTGGATTGTGGGTCCGGCGTCAACGACTGGTGACGTTGCGCCTGCGTTGAAGTCGGCTTGGATGCACAGGGCTGATTCGGTGGGGCCGAACGAGACGATGGTGCCGATGGCCCCGAGCCACTGCGACGCGGAGGACGCGCCTTGTAGTGTCCCTCCGGTGCCGTTCGTGCCGCAGTTGGCGGTGTTGGATATCGGGTTGTTGGTGACGCCGAAGGTATCTTCGAGTCCGGTGACGGCGCTGGTGCTGGGTTGGAATACCCACCGGACGGCGCATGTGCCCCAGTTGACGATTGCGGGTACCCAGGATGCGGGGTTGAGGCCGATGGGGTCGGACGCGGCGCAGCTGGCGAAGCTGAACGCTCCCCCGTCGCCACCGGGGTTCGTTCCGCTGCCGCCTCCGAGGCCGCTGGGTCCTCCGCTCGTTGCGGCGTCGTTCATGAGGTCGCCCCAATCCACCCAGCCGGTCGACGGCGCGTAGCACCAGGCTTCGACGCCGGTGTTTGGTATGTAGGTTCCTCCGGTTGAGCCGATTTGCATGTTGGTGAGGTTGACGTCGATCGGTTGGTCGTCCGGCAGGTGTGGCCCTGGCGCTGAGAACGCGTTGCCGAACGATTTGCTTTCGAGGGTTAGGGAGTTGCTGAAGTTGCCGGGGTTCGTGGTGAAGTCTGGCGAGGCTGGCAGTTCGATCACGATGTCGTCCACGCGTCCGGTGAACGCGAAGGTGTACACGTAGTCGTTGCCCATTTGCAGGGCTGTGGTGTAGCCGGTGACGGAGAGGAGGTTGCAGTCCGCTGCGACGCCGTCGCTGAAAGAGACGCTGTCCTTGCCGATGACGGTGCCGGTGCTGGTGGTGACGGTTCCCGCTGCGGGTGATCCTCCGCCTGCGACGCCGCCGGCGTAGATGAAGGCGGCCGTGTTGGTGCCGGGTGTGGCCGCGCCGCAGGTGACGTTGTCGCCGTTGGCGTCCATGCAGTCGCTGGTGTCGGCGGTGTACTGGACGACGTTGAATGAGTGCGGTAGATAGCCGGAGCCGCCGTAGCTGGTCGTGGCGTAGATGAAGGCGTAGTGCTCGACGCCCGCGACGTTCCAGTAAAAGACGATGGTGTCGTAGTTGGTCGTGTCCTGAACGCCGCACGCTATTTCGTAGTTCTGGCCGGGTGCTGAGTTGTAGCTGATGAAGCAGGACCAGCCGGTCGTGCTCGCGCCCGCTACGGTTGCTGTCAGTGCGGAGAGACCTAACCATAGCGGTGCTGCTAATAGCAACAGGCTGGCTAACGCTCTTTGTGTGGCTTGGCGTGAAGGTCGGGCCGGGAGTCGATATCTCATTCGATCCCCCGGAAGAGACGCCCGGCGAAGTAGGTGGCGGGGATGAGCCCGAACTCGGCGAGCGGGACTAGCCACTCGCGCCAGCCGCCCCAGTGAATCATGATCCAGTCCATGTCAGTGTGACGCCCATTTCTTGTACTTCGTGCAGGTGTCTGCGTGGTTGTAGACCTTCTGAATGAGGCGGTTCTTTGTGGTGGCGGCGATCATGCTGCCGCATCCGGGGCATTTGTCGAGGTAGGTGCTGGTTTCCGTCATCGTGCGGTCTCCTTGATTTCATCTTCGAGCTGGCGTAGTCGTGTTCGTGCGACGAGTACGGCTTCGGCGGCGTCGTCCACGAGCTGCTGGGGTTCCATCGACCACGCAAGCCAGCGGATGTACTGACTCACGGCGTCTTGGAAGGAGGCCGTCGCGTGCTCGTGCAGTTCGTCGAGCGTGGGTAGCGGACTGTGGAGGTACGCCATGTCAGCCGACCGGGCAGTCCGTGCTGCTGATGTCGCACCTGCGCCACTCGCCGTCGCGGTAGTGGAAGTGGATTTCCGCGCCGTCGTTGTCGCGGGTGGTGAGTCGCTTGGTCCCGATCCATGCGTAGGGGGCGTTGCTGTTGGGCTCGGCGGCCATGCAGTCGTAGCAAACCTCCCACTGTTCGGGGCTGTCGATGGTGCAGATGAAGCTGCGTCTGCCGCATCCGATGCAGTCCCCGATGAAAACCGGGATTGAGTAGTTGATGGTGATTGGGTCAGACATTTGGAGCTCCTTACCGGGGCGACTTGCCCCACGAAGATCGGAGAACAGTCGTTGCGGGCGCAAGGGTCAAATGATGACGCACCGGAAAATTGCGTTGCAACATTTATTGTCAGTGTGTAGCGAATGTTGCCGCCATTTTCCGGTTGCGCATTTGACGCCGACCGCAGACTGTTAAACGTTCGAGAGTGGGTGCGAGTCGTTTGGGGAGTGAGCAGTGTTGTCACGGGTGCCTACTTCTCTGCCGCTTTTGCCGTGTGGCGCGGAGGACGAAAGCGATGATGAGACGGGCGACGATGTAGAGGATGAACCAACCGAACATGAACGCCGAGAAGCGAATGTCGTGCGAGTAGTGGGTGAAGAAGTGAGTCACCCGGCACCGAGCCCGAAGCCTGCCACCGAGGGGATGTGTCGGTACACCCAGTCGAACACGGTGTACGCGGCGACGAAGGGCCAGAGCGCGAGGACGCCCGCGAAGATTTCGAGGAGTGTGGTGCTCGGAAAGAACACGTTGATCGCGTAGAGCGCGGCCGCGATGAGGTTTTCGCTGGCGCTGGGGATGATGTTGCCGGCGAGGAGGAAGGCGGGCACGGTGGCGTGCGGTAGTAGTCCGTCGATGGCGTTGACGAACGTCGTGATGAGGCCTATGACTAGGTTGGTGATCATGGTTCGGTGCTTTCGACGAGCTTTAGGGCGCGTTCGATGAAGAAGCTCTGCGCTGAGACTCGGTTGGTGTTGCCGTAGGGCAGGGCGATGATGGTG